CACGCCACCATCTGATAACTAAGTTTATTCATCAAAGCCACGCCACGCATACGCAACTGGCTCACAAAATGCTTATCTCGATTCAACCAAGCCCGGCAGAACGAGCAAAATTTCTTTTGGCAAACTTCATTCATTGCAAAACCTTTATCCGTCTCAGTTGTAGAGATTTTTGCAACTTCATTGCCACGTTTGAGAACAGTAAAGCCTTTCTTGTAAGATGCTCCATATCCCGACTCATGCATAAACATGAGAAAGGGAAGAAGGAGATTGCTTGGGATGTGGGTCATGATTTAGCTCCCAAACTCTCAATTGCTTCGTTAATCTTTTTATTAAATACTCGTACATCGGATTCCATGCCAGTTATATCTATATCTTTAGCAAATACACGAATCACAATAATTTGAAGCTCAGGTTTAAGTCTTGGGTCATAGCTAACAAAGTCACACCATTGCCGACGAGTACATGACAGCTGACTTGTGATCTGTGGGATATATTCATCAGGCACTTGTTTTGTGAGCAGGGTATTTAAGTGAGTAGTGGTATCAGGGCACTTAACCTCAATCTGACCATCTTTATCCACAAGGCCGTCAGGTGATGCCCCAAACATTTCAACGAAAGGGTGATCAATTAAGCCTGTTCCTACTACAAAATTACCTGTTTCATTTTCATATGCTGCAATAGCACGGGGTTCATTATCGATTCCCCATTGCATATTAAAATTAGTAGGAATTTCTTTTTGAACGCCAGTAAGGCGCTCAGCTAGAATAGTTAAGCCCAATGCATTTAAAGCTTTGCCTTTCATAGGCTTCGCATTTAAATCTTTAACGCAACTTGCAGTCACTTTACCTACACGATCTGCAAACCAATCCTCACTACGCTGGAGAATGTTCATATGTTTCTCCTTGGTTAGATAAGGCTTGATCAGCAAACTGCGCTATTCCTTTTAAGTTGACAGAATGCTTTGCCCACAAGTGGTTTTTATGTGAACCATGGGGCAATGCTTCATACGCACTCTTAAGGCGCTCTGAACCGTATTGCGATTCACGATTCAGAGTAGGCAAGTGCTCATCCTCAAACTCTTGATATCCATCTGGAATATCAGATGTGACCGTCTTAACCTGTGAAGTTTGGCAATCATCAATACGACGAGCTTCATCTTCGTCATAAATACCCGAAAAACCAAAAGCCACACGTGCACACTGAATTAGCGCTTTATGACGTAACATACGTTTTGGGTACTTTTTCCAAGGCTCTGAGTTACCTTGGCATTCTCCCAAATACTCAGTCACAACAGTAGGGTGTGATCGATCTTTGCGATAAATCTTGCAGGTGCAAGATTCATCATCTTGCTCAAACTGGATACCATCACAGACAGGATTATCGTTAATAATTCGCGCCCAGCCATCAATACCAACAACAGGGGTGATGCCGCCACCTTTGGCGGGAAATGCATAAATCTCTTTTGTAAATGGATTTAACTTATACTGATTGGCAACAATCAAAAGACTGACAAGTTGGACGTCATTCGCGCCTTTAAAAACCGTATCTATCAAGGTTTTCTTTAATTGCTCTGGATCCACATCAACCATGTCAAACGCCACGGCTACTTTATGCATTTGAGCTAAAACAATATTGTTGTTTGCTGGTGCATTCATCTTCTAATCCTCAATATTTGACTGAAACATGCGGAACTTGATTTTTAGCAATCGCAGTAATCACCGCCTTTGCTTGATCTTCATCAAGACCGATTTCACATAGTTTGTTCAGGATTTCACAATTGATTGAGCGCATATGCTCAACATTTGCCAATCGTGCTTCTTCTGCTTTTCGTTCAGCTTCAGCTTTCGCTTGTGCTTCTTGTTCGATGCGTAAACGCTCCGCTTCAATCGCTTGTTGTTTAGCAATCTCGGCTTGTTTTGCTTGTTCTTCGGCTTGGCGTTTTAACTGTTCTTCACGTAATAAAGCTGCTTCTTTTTCGGCTTGTAAACGTGCTTCGCGTTCAGCAGATTCACGCGCTAACTTTTCAGCCTGTTCACGCTCAGCTTGTGCTTTACGCTCGGCTTCAAGTCGTGCACTTTCCGCAGCTTGACGTGCAATAGCTTCATCACGCTCTTTTTGCTGACGCTCTAATTCAGCTTGACGCAAGCGTTCTAATTCGGCTTGTTCAGCTTCATATTTTTCACGAGCAGCAAGGGCAGTGCGCAGCTTTTCAAGTGTTTCAAATTTGGCAATTTTGGCTTCTTGTTCGAACTCTTCGAAAGACGAATCAATTTCTGTATTTTCAAGATCAAAGATATAACCCTTAATCTCGTGAGATTCTTTATTCAAGATGTTTTCACCATGCAAGCTATGAATGGCTCTAATTACCGCTTGATGCTTTGCAACACGATCATTTTCGGCTTGCTCCCAGTCATCTAGCGGCTTTCGAATCTCATCACGCAGTGCATCACACTGGTCACGCCATACCTTACGATCACGATCAATCACAGCAGCTTGGGCTTTAATACCTGCAACCAAATCCTTGCCGTGATTATCTACAGCGGCTTTAGATTTACTTACCTTGTAAGCTTGTGAGGCAATAGCATCACGACCTTTTTTTGTGGTGACATCTGGTACGATTGAACGCGCTTGTTCTGCCATTCGATCAAACAAATCTTGAATGCCATTTTCTTTTTGAAATGCAACAATAATTGCGTTTTGTTCAATAACTTGTAATTCATTTACTTTTGAGTTCATCTTAATCACCCACTATATGTGAACGTCCGCGGTTCGGGTAATACACATCCCGATCTATGCGAACAATATTGATAACTTGTTGTTCAATTGGCTTTTGTGGCCCACATCTAAAATTCGGCTCTTTTTCACCTATTGGTGTGCAATGAGCCAAAGTTAAGGGCCATTTTTTCCACGATTTAGAAAGCGCATTCCAGTAAAAAATCTGGCTTTTATTTACTAAGAGTTTCCACTCAGAACCGCCAAATGTGCTGTAGTGCGTGGCTTCCGATTCTTCGCCAGCAAAACACCCAAATTGCTCAAGAAAGTCTGTGTTGAATAGCAAGCCCATACACACCTCACGACAAAACGTAATTCAATGCATCTGTGTAGTCTTTACTGCATGACCAGACACGCTGAGCACAACCACATTTGCATTGCCAGATGTATCCACCTTCACACAAAAAACGGTTTTTAGTTGTTGAGCCACAAGCTTTACAGGTGTGGTATTCGTTTAAAATTATGCGAATAACTTCCGAGTTTGGAGTACGAAGCATCATATTCATTTTGAGTACTCCTTTAATTTGCGAAGCTGTTCAACAACGATTTTGATTTCAGCCTCAGTGCGCCATGCTCCGAATTGAATTACAGATTCCACTGGATCGTAATCTCCATCGGCATACCCGCAACCATAATCAGGATTTAAAAACCATATGTCATCCCCATGCTTTGGCTCAAAAGGCGCTGGCACTTCGATTTCAAGTTTTACAGTACAGGGTTTGAGTCGGAAACTGGTTGTCTCAGAATCTGTAAATACAGAAACACCAAATATCTGAGCAGGTTTCCACTCGTTATCATGGATTCGCTTAACCTCTACAGTTTCACCATCAGCCAAAGCTCTTAACGCATCTGCACCGCTGATTAGGCCTTGTTCATTTTCAGTAGTTTGTGTTTTAGGCTTGGTCTTTTCCCACATTGCTTGACGCATTTCATGACGCTGTAACTCATCCCAACCTTGTTCGCGGAATATGAAAGACTTACCACTCGAGTCTTCATAAATCTGATCATCGCCTTCAGTTTCCCAATTTGCATCATCAATATCATTCCGATGCAAAACAACAAGATCATGGAGCTGGGGCAGGGTGAGTCCTATATAATCTTTGTGCGCATCATGATTTAAACTCAAAGCTCTGCTATAAAAGGGAGTATCACAGTGCAAACTCTCAACAACTGCAACAATAGTTGCAGGGTATCCACCAGAAGTACAAACCCCCTTTTTATACCCAAGTGCAAAAAACAACTCCCGAGCTTCCCGGCTTTCAGCTTCATTGTTGACGCGGATTTTGTAGTTATTCATTTCTGATCTCCCGCAAACTGAGCCTGATAAGCCTTTGCCATTGCTTCTTGATAGTCCATCTCATCAGCAGCCTTATAAACAAAAACAGCAGATAAGAACGCGAAGAACAGAACGACAAAGCCGATTGAAAGCAAATTCATGAAAGATGGTGACGCAAGCTTTTCACGCTTCTCATTTTGATTCTTGATCAATTGATCGATTAATTCGTTTTGTGTCATTGATCAACCTCCTCATCAGAATGAACATGCGCTTCACAAGCAGCCAAAAGCATGACTTTGTATTGATTCCAAAATGGGAGGGCTTCGCTGTCCATGCGACTGATTTCTTGATCTGTGAAATCTTTCCATTGCGCTACTTTGTGGTTTTGACAACCGATTCGCATATAGCCAAATCCGTTAATATGAACAGGCCAGCGTAAAGTTGGGATAATGAGCGGTGCATTTTTCGCGCCCCGAAGATTCGCGCCCTCAAGATTCGCGCCCTCAAGATCCGCGCCCCAAAGATTCGCGCCCTCAAGATTCGCGCCCCG